CAGCACGCGCAGAAGTCTGTTGAACTTCAAATGAATGATACCGCTGGTAGGGATCTTGTTAAGAAAATTAATCGTGATAATACGAATAAATTTACTGTACAATCCCCTGGTATGCCTGATTCTGAAAGTATGTTTTACGGAGACGTAGTATGGCTTGATTCTAGTACTTTTGTATGTCCTGAACACTTCGCAACACGCATGAGAGTGTTGTCTGATGATGTTTTGGCTAACAGTAAAGTATATATTTTAGACGATGAGTGTCATATTATTACTGAAATACCGGCGTTAGATTTTATAGATGATGGTTACATTTCTAAAGAAGGAGATAGCCACTTGTTGTGGTATCGTCTTCCTAAACCTCTAGCACTACGAAAGAGAGACATTACGTCTTACTTTATCAAAGACAGTGATTTACATGCCTTATCTAACGAGGATCTGGACATAATTATGAAAGTAAATTCAGATGATGGAGCTTTGCGAACATCTTCAGCCAGAATTACACAATATCATAATGCTGCCTTGAATCTTCGTATAGCCAAGGTTTTGAACTACAAGATTGATACAGGAAATGGTGATTGCGGATCTCCTATTCTGCTTCGCAAGAAGCGCTTAGGAAAACGTCGCATTGCTGGTATTCATGTAGCGGGTACTTATAAGGGACACAATAGCAGAGATGCTTGGTGTTCTATCTTAACTCAAGAAGCTTTAGTTGAAGCCTACAAGCATTTAGATGTTACAGATGTCAAAGACGAATTAGTAGAACTGCAAGGTGCTGCTATGTCTATGAAACATTCTCCATACAAAACTAACAAGATTATACCTTCGGTGATTCAGGAAACCTCTTTTCCATCACCCACTAAATTTCCGGCTATGTTAACACCTCGTAATGGGATTGATCCTTACGCTAAAGCTATAGCGCATTATTCTGTTCGCAGACCGTTAACCTATAACGAAGATAATCTTAAACTAGCAACAGACGATTTAGTCAGTTACTGGTGCAGTTTTCCATGGCATTTAGATAGTGAATTGCTTACTGTAGAACAGGCTTTATGGGGTGACCCATCTAACGCTTATTACAATGCTATTCCGTCTAGTAGTAGTGTTGGTTATCCATTCAAGTTTACTGATCCTTATTACAAGCAACGCTTGTTAGGTGATGGTGTAGCTCGAGATAGTACCAACGCATTTTTTCCCGAATTTCATCGTCGAATTTGGTTCTTAATTGAGCAAGCAAACGCAGGTGTAAGGATGAATTACTACTACACAGACAATCTAAAGATGGGATTAGTTTCCGCTGCTAAAGCAGAAGAAGGAGTTACTAGAGCATTCTCTGGTAGTTGTTTTGAATTATGTACAGTTACTAAATGTTTATTTGGCAAACTTGTTGAGTTTACGATGGTACAGAGCATTGAGAAAGGTATGGCAGCTTCGGTGAATGTATATAGCTCGGATTGGAAAAATCTAGCTATGCATTTAGCGCAGTTTAGTCCTAATTTTGAGGAAACGAAAGTACTACCCATTGATTATTCTAAATTTGATGCTAGTCATACTCAAATCATGTTATCAAATTGTTTAGATATTATGAACAGATGGTTTGCTTATCATGGCTTTACGGCTTATGAAAAAGCGAGAAAAACTATATATCTGGAAGTAACGCATTCTAAGCACGTCGTATTCACTGACATTGTGGAATGGGATCAAGGACTACCTTCCGGTAGTTTTCTAACATTGTTAATAAATTCAGTCATTAATTTGACTAATGTAAGATATTGTTATTATGAATTGACCCCAGACAGATTTAACATTATACCGTTTCATAAAGTTATGTATGCTATTGTCCAAGGAGATGACCTAGGTTTATCCTGTGATGATAGAGTTGCAGAATTTATGACTGCTGATGGAATAGAACAAGCTATGTTATCCCTAGGTTATGTAGTCACTTCTGACGTTAAGAACGAAGCAATTCAGTTCAAACCGTTAAGTGAAACTACATTTCTCAAGCGAGGTTTCGCAGTAGAAGATGGTGAAGTTCTTTGTCCGCTAAGTTTAGATACTATCATGAATACTCCCTGTTGGAGTAAAAATGACCAGTATTTTAACAAAATAACTTTGGACGCTATCAAGTTTTTCTTTAGAGAAGCAAGTCTCCATGACTCAACTACGTGTGAATATTTATTTAATATTATGCGTAGAGCAGTGAAAGAGGCTTGCATTTCAGGTGTAGATGGATTGATGAACTCTCAGGAGCAATGGCGCCGACACGTATTAGAGTCGGAACCATTTGTTTTTGAGCTGTAAGTAAACAATGCCTGCACCGTCTAGCAGGCCTTAAAATGGTTTAGACAAACTGAATTGCATGGATACGACGATTTAAAGGTTAAAATCGAAGACATTAACTTTAAATCGGACGCTTCAATTCTTAAAAACTTACGTATACCCTTATGTTACTAATCAGGATGAGTTTGAAATCCAGATTACCTTCGTACGACGGGGACAGCTAAGTCACTTAACCGTTTAAATTTTTGACTTCCAGAAACAGAAACTTTACCTACTGCTCAGAATACTGATTCAGAGCAATTGGAAACTACCAATTTTGTGGTATCACAAGAAGAGGTTGTTTCCGCCGTTCCTCGCGATATGTTCGTCACCACTTTTGACACCGTTGATGATCATGTCACCCTCGAAATTGCCAAATACTTAGAAAAGCCAATCATTATTGAACAGGGTAGATTCCAACAAAGCGATACTTCCACTATTTTTGTTTCTCATAACTTACCAGAGAAAATGTTGCAAAATGCAATGTACGCTAATAAAGTTAGAGGATATACTGGATTTAGAGCTACTTGTGTTTTAACTCTACAAGTTAATTCGGAAAAATTCCAACAAGGCCGTTACACGCTGACAGCAGTACCGTGCGGAGGGGGGATGGCTTCCACGAAATTAACAGATAGTGTAAATGCACATTGCGCTTCGTTAGTACAACGTACTATGTTGCCTAGAGTAGAAATAGATCTAGCAACTCAAAAAGCTGCTGTGTTGAAATTACCTTTTTCATCGGCTTTCAATTATTATTCCTTAGTAAATGTACAACCGACAACTAGTGTATGGTATACTGTTCGCATCTTTCCTTATTCTAATTTGGAAGCAGTTGCAGGCGCTATTGATGCACGATTCGTACTATGGGCGCACTTTGAAGATGTAGTGTTGATAGGACAGTCGGCCCCTGTAGGTCTACAATCCGGTCATCAAACTATAACTATTGCCAAAAAAGGAAAATCTTCCACTGAAAAAGAGGCTAAACCTGATACGTTAGGTCCTGTCTCCAATATTTCGTCTAAGATTTCTAAAGCTGCCAATATTCTAACAATAGTACCCTTTGTAGGTAGCTATATGTCAGGAGTTAGTTGGGCAGCCGACATTGTCACTAGTGTAGCAAAAGTGTTTGGTTACTCTGCTCCGCCTAATATGGCCGAAGTAACTAGAGTCCAATACGCATTAAATGCATATGGCACCAATATTGATAAATTTGATC